GAAATAGCTAGCAACGTTTTAGGATCTGCCCACCCCACACCATGATGGACATTGCCACATTTTGCGAGAAGTGGATCTGCTGCGGGCGCGTTGATGATGATGATGTTGTAGCGGACATCAGAAACATCCGCACCCACACAGACCACACTGCTGAGGAGCTGGTTGATTACACGCACGACCCGGTCGTCCACCACGTTAGTGTGCAGCCCGTGAGGGTGGCTGTGCAGGATAACGAAGAGCGGATGCCGGTCATGGAGAGTTCACCCGTCGAGGTGTGGAAGGGGGGATGCATATACTTGGATAGGTTCCACACGTGGGCGGAGTGCCGGGAGCGCGCTCGTCTCGTTGTTGAGAAATCGCATGCCAAGGGACGCGTCATCCCAGATGGAGTGGCGGAGTGGTTTGCCAAACAGGGCTCTGGTGTGATTGAGTCTGTTGAAGCATCGTGGTACTTGCGTAGCACGTCACACCACGACTGCCACATCGCGACGCACTTGCTGGACATCTACGGGAGATGGTGCGTCGCGAAAGAACTGGACGGGGACGCCAAGGCGATTGCCCAAGCCAGTATCATCACGGAGATGGACCGGGTTGTTGATGAGGGCTGGGCGTGTGCCAGCCACAACTTCCCCGGGCCAGCCGCTCCGGCCACCGAGAACAGCCGGGTTGCGGTTGCCAACGGTGAAGGGCTTGTGGAAATCCCGTTAACCCAAGCTACGAGTGTGTACAGACTCGCACAGGATGTCGTGGAAGTGAAACGACATAGACGAGTAACCAAGAAGGCGCCGTACGTTCGTGCGGTGGTTTCCGAGGTGAAGAACCGTCTGGGCCTGTGTACTCCCAACGCCGCCAACTTGCTCGCTGTCCGCAGAATGGCGTGGAACATCATGGACAAACATGGTGTTAGGCCCACGCATATGCGGGAGCTCATCGAGCTGGTGGTGGTTGGCGTGTTTGTGCCCGATAAGGAGGATCTGCGGGCTGCTCGCATTCTGCAGTCGCTTTCGATCGAAGCGTTGCGCGAGGAAGCGCGCGACGCAGCTCCGAAATCCGCGTGGTACGGTCTGCTCCACCCCTACAACAGTAGGAGGGTGGCGCGGGTCAATCGCGCGTAGGGGGGCCTTGGCGTGGTAGACGGTGTGAGTCACAAGACTAGTCTTAGTGACCCGAGGTGCACCGTCCGCCGACACGCTAAGGACACCTCAAAAAGCCGCACGTTATACTCGCTGGGCGAGTTGTCAGGTAACGTGGATCTCGGTGTGAATGACCCTGACATAGACACATTGGAGTGTGCGCTGATGGAGCGCATGTACTACTGCAAAGTCGGCCATGACTTTGTAGCTCCACCACCAGTAAGCGAAGATCAGTTTGCTGAGCGGTTAGGCCCGTTTAGAGACGCTCTCTTAAGTGAAATGCATGAACCCACCCGGTGGACTTACCAGCAAGTGTTGGATACGTACACGGGTCGACGACGCACGATCTACGAGGGCGCCCTCAAACACCTGACCCAGATTGGCCTCTCTAGAAGTGACGCCGCCTCCATAGCGTTTGTGAAGATGGAGTTGGTGAACCCAAAGAAGGCGCCGCGTTGCATACAGCCCCGGAAGCCAGCGTATAACCTGTCGCTCGGTCGATACATTAAGTCGATCGAGCACAAAGTGTACAAGGCGATAGCCCGGGTGTATGGCGACGGTCCCACAGTGATGAAAGGATTCAACGTGAGTGATATAGGGCGCATCGTGCGGGGGAAGTGGCGTACTTTTAGTAATCCGGTGGCGGTCGGTTTGGACGCCACCAAGTTTGACATGCACGTGTCCAAAGCCGCACTGGCTTGGGAGCATAGCGTGTACCTGTCCTTGTTCAGGCATTGCCCAGAGTTGAAGAAACTGTTGAGGTGGCAGATGTACAACAAAGGGTATGGGTACTGCGCTGATGGTAGCTTGAAGTACAGTGTGACGGGTAGACGGTTCTCAGGCGACATGAACACTGGGCTGGGCAATTGCTTGCTCATGTGTGCCATGGTATTTGCCTGGGCGAAAACGAAGAACGTGCAAGTCAAGCTGTTAAACAACGGGGATGATTGCGTGGTGCTCATGGAGCGAGCACACTACACGCAGTTCATCTCGGGGTTGGACGAATGGTTCCTGGAGATGGGGTTTAGAATGGTAGCTGAAGATCCGGTGTACGAGTTGCACCAGATTGAATTTTGCCAAATGCATCCCATTGAGATTGGTGAGGAGTGCCGCATGGTACGTAACCTCCCATCTACCCTACGCAAGGACTCTCTAACCACCCACCCAATGACGCGGCCATCGCACAGAGCGAAATGGATGACCGCTGTTGGGGTGGCTGGCCTCTGGTTGACCGGAGGCGTGCCCGTTCTGCAGGACTTTTACACCGCGTACCAGCGGGTGGGTTGTCATGCCGCGTCGAGGATTGCGGATGACCCCACCTTCGCGACTGGGATGCGATTGATGGGACGCGGAATGCGTGAGCACTACAGAGAGCCTGACCCCTGGACACGAGTTCAGGTGTTTGAAGCGTGGGGCATATCTCCCGACGAGCAAGAGGCTGTCGAGAGGTACTACCAGGAATACGAGTTGGAACCAGCCAGCGTTCGCGATGAGATCGTGAATGATAACCCGTTGCTAACAGCGCTCTGGCCGTAAAGGCCAGGGTACTAACATAAAGAAGCAGAAAATTAGTACAAATGGTAAAGACCGGAAGAAAGAAGATGAAGACCGCGAAAGTGCGTGTTGAGAAAAAGAAGTCAGAGATCACCCAGCTGGGCAAGGCATTGAGAATGCTTGGCAGTTACGGTGGTGGGCTGGCAGGGGGAATGCTGGGACAACCCAGCTTAGGTGCAGCGGCAGGTAGTGGCCTGGGCGCAGTGGTTTCGAGGTGGCTCGGGCAGGGTGATTATTCTGTCCGTTCCAATTCCTTGGTAAACGCATTGCGGCCTGATGGGACGATTCCTGCGATGCACCGAAACGACCAGAGCATCACTGTGCGCCACAAGGAGTACGTCGGGGAGCTGCGGGGCAGCCAGACGTTCTCCATTCCGTACAGGTACCCGTTGAACCCGGGAGTGTCTACGACGTTTCCATGGATGCACACATTGGCCGCGCAGTATAGTGAGTACCGAATCAAGGGGATGGTATTCCACTATGTGCCAACCAGTGGTATGTCCGTGGCGTCTGCAAACACAGCTCTTGGTTCCGTGATGTTCCAAACGTCGTACAGGGCAACTGAGGCTGCGCCAAGCTCAAAGATCGAGATGATGAATGAGTATTGGGCGTCAGAAGGACGGCCGTGCGACGAGATATGCCACCCAATCGAATGCGACCCAAAAGAAAACCCGTTCAACATCCAGTACATCCGATCGTCACCGCTAGTACCAGGAGAGAATATCCTGATGTACGACCTGGGAGTGACTACCATTGCCACTACTGGGCAGCAGGAAAACGATCGTGTGCTGGGGGACATTTGGCTCTCTTACGAGATTGAGCTGAAGAAACCACGGTTGACGGGAGCAAATACAGAAACCACACGGTCGCTTCAAATCTTTTCCAACACGAGTGTCACTCAGGCGGCACCGTTTGGACAGTACAAGATTGATTCATCGATTGAGGGCGTGTCAGCGAACAACAACGTGATCACCTTCCCACCAAATTTTGCAGGAGAGTATCTCCTGGCATGGGCTTACACCGGTGCCGCCTCGCTTGGCGGCTTTGGACTGTCCTATTCCTCGGGGATCAGCAACGTGGTACCTCCAGTCACTGCTACCGGCGCTTCGTCGGCCGTGGTGACGACCGTGTTCCGCGTTGACCCTGCTGTGTCCACACCAACGACGATAACGTTCACAGTCGCTACGTTGACGGGCACACCAACAACATCGCTACGGATCAGCGAGTTCAACTCATCTTTTAACTAGTCACGAAAACACACGAAAAATTAGCACACTGGCAACAAAATATAAAAAGTATAAAACACAAACAACTTGTGAGCTGCTAACTCATAAGACAAAAATTTCCTTTCACCATGCATATACTGAAGCCAGATATTAGGTCTACGCAATAGCGCTATATTTCCCGACTTGTGTCAGTTGGGGCCTACGGTTAACACACCGGACGAGGGACCGGTGGGCCCGCACCTAGTCTTCCTTGGTGATCACTAACACTCTCGATTAACCATCGGGGGGGGCGTTAGTTAGTGATTAAGACGAAATGATACTACAGACG